GCAGAATGCCCCGCCGAGTATGCACGTGACATTTCCGTCCTAGCTATCCTCTGAGCCTTGTAGGTGATCCCTTTGGCAGGTCTGCGAAACTCCGCACCGAGATATTGCCTGATTTTTGTCGTGAGTTGGCCTATTGTTTGTTGTTCTATTAATCCAAGTTGAAGAGCACTCTGGATCTGCCTCAGCACCTCGGCCGAATACTGCTGGGAAAGCTGTAAAGCGTAGTTAGCATAGACATCTATCGCCGCCTTGTTCATCACGGTGAAGCTAGGGATGAGGTCGGGGAACTCCTTCAACAGCACAGCCAGCTCCTTCTGGCCGGCCCCGATTCCAAGGTTGCCCGCCCCGTCCACCATAGTCGGAATGGCCTCGCCGAGCTGCCTGCTCAGCTGTTCAATCTCTAGCTCGATGGCCGTGCTTAAATCCCGAAGCCTTGAGATCGCTAAGGGACCGGTGGGCTCCTTTACCCAGATGCCCCACTTCTCCACGATCTGGGCGGTGATCCTGCGGCGGGCATCGATGTGGAGGTTGAGGAGGCGCCTTAGCTCAGCCTCGGAGTAGCGGCCGAATCGGCTAACCGCTCTTTCAGTCTCCCGCCTGATCTTATCGGCTACCGTGAGTTTTGTGGCTTCTAGGATTGGTGACATTTATTTTACACTCCAACTTACAATTCCATACTTATCAGCACCAATAGCCCAATCATTATACAACTTATCTTTTGTGGTATCGACTACAATTTCAACTATTCTTGGCTCGGCCAAATTAGGAGCACCATGAAGACTATCCAAACTAATCTTCTGGTAATCGAAACCTCCATTAACACCTAAATACCCACATCCACACCAGTGGAAATCATGCCTAGCCCGGCTAAATATCATATCCATACATTTAGGACATTGAATTGCTCTGATCTTTATTATTTCTTCTCCAGTATCTTATTAATAAGCTTAGTCGCCACATCCTTCTCCAGCTCCCCCTTAGCCACAGCCCTTCCTATCTCTCCCACCGCCTTCTCCACCTGCCCGAACTCCTCCTGAGCCTCCTTCTTCTTCTCGCCTTCCAGCTTCTCCTCTTCCTTCTCCACGTCCAGGCCGAAGTAATTGCAGACAAGGTCAAGCGTCGACTTGTTGGACAGCTTGCCAGCCATATTGGTATTCAGGATGGACTGCACCATCTTCTGGATCTCCTCAAGCTCGTAGTCGAAGATGGGAGGGAAGACCACCTGGAGCTTGAATTCCCCTTGTTTGTTATCCTCATCGTGGGGAAACTTATCCCCCAGTTTGGCATAGACTTTCCTCAAAAGCTCCTCGAACTTAGCCACGAATAATATCTGCCGACGCTGGATCTTCTTGACGAAGGGCCAAGCCATCTCTTTCGCTGTATTAAAATGAATCCCAATTTTTCCATTTCTTCTCGTAATAAATAGATGATTGGACACTTCATAACAATAAACTTTCCCCTGATATGGTATCTGAGAAATATTATGTTCTCTTATTTGCCGTTCTCTTTTGGTGCTGCAGGAAATTTCATACCACTGGAAGGGACTCCTTTTAATCAATTTTTTTCGTGAAGAATAACCAAGATGTAAAACAAGAGTCTGAAAATCATCTGCTAATTGCCTAGATTTGCTAGCATACATAAAACTCTTTCTTCCTGAACGAAGATCAACATGACCATCTCCTTTAAGTAGAACATCCAGTAATATTTGTAGATAGCCTGTAGGTAACATTAAGAATTCTCGTGGGATCCGTTTATCCTGACTCAATGAACCTACATTTTTCTGTAAATATAAACGGAGGGATTTGTTGAAGAAAGTGAATATCGTAACTCCCGAACCATTATCTCTTTCATTAAACTTCCATGGTAACTGAGTCAAAATATCTCTAATCTCAGCACAGCTTTCTTTACCCTTTTGACAAATATTAACTGGATAGGTTTTATTCTTTCCAGTCGATGGACAATATCCTTCAGATAAATACCATCCCAGAAATTTCATCCACAATCCCATATCAATTGGTTCAACAGGAGAATCTACAATATTTGACTGCGGGTGGTATTGAACAAATGGTAGAACAAATTTAGTATTATTGTTTAACCCAATCATTCCATCAGGTGCTTCTTTAAAATAAAAGGAGCGATATTTAATATCTTTTGCCTCTATCTTTTTCCATTTATTTGAATGAGCTTCACGAAGATGCATACGATGTTCTGGTGTTACTAAAATATCTGTTCTAGCATTCTTAAAATGATACATCAAACCTATATAGTCATAAATATATTTAGCAGTTGGTATATGGTATTCTAGTTGTTCTGTATTTGGGTTAAATGTCGCAATTTTCTCTCCTTTTTGAATTTCCCAATAATATTTCCAACCATTCTTAGTTAAAGTTTCAGTATCTTCTGAATAGCATGCTCTGTTTATCTCTTCTCCTAAGTTGAGCCAATGTAAAGGAGTCTCTGAAGACATCGCTATTACCTTGGCCACCCGGTTGATCATCCCCTCCAAGTCAAACTTGCCCGCCGGTTCTTTGCTCTCCAGAGTCATCCCCTTGGGGAGGTAAAAGACCGAACCCGGGGGAACGCTTCTCCTGATTCCCTTCTTCTGGTCAACATCCCGGGTGACATCCCCCATCCTGCTTTTCAGCGCAGCCCGGTATCTAAGATCGACTCCCTCAAACACCCATACTGGCTGCGAGGCGAAGAGCCTCCTCTTGTCCGCCTCCTCCACCAGCGAGTTATACATGTCAAGATGATAGAAAAGGTGAAGGAGATCGGAGTTCCCATAGAGCGAGTCCGAGACAGCATTTATCATAATGTGAACCATCTCTTCTGGTGGAATATCCTCCGGTTTTTCCTGACCCTCAAATTTCTGCACATACTTTTCTACTTCTAGGACATTTCCCGCTTTGGGTATTTTATCAATAGTCGCCGGAGGAAGCATTGCCAGTCTGATCTGGTCAGTTTTCTTTCCCTCTCTGTCTTTGTTGAACAGCCTGATAAAGTTATCCGAATAAATGCCCGATTCGATTCCCACCTGGAAATAGTCAAGATCGCTGAACAGCTTTCTGGCAAATGCGACCTGCTCATTGTCCCCAGCAAACTGCACTCCTTTGCCAAAGGTGGCCGAGGCGGTCAGGTTAATGATCGGCCTGCCGAACTCGTGCTCCAGATAGTAAGAGTAAGCCTTCTCGTAAATGTCCAGCCTGTCATCGGGAATCTTCCACTTCCGCCTCTGTACCTGGAGCCAGGAGCCAACTGAGACCGAGACTTTGCCGTATTTCGCACGCCTGAAGGGCAAATTCGCCTCCAGGAGCTTCCTACCTGCTGATTTTACTACTTCAGTGAATTTCAAGATGGATCACCTCTCCTATTTTTTTGTTAGTTTAATAAGAAAAGACAGTGAAAAATGACATAATATTAAACCAGCAATTATGCAAATTATGCCAACCGCAATTAAAAACATTTTCTCCTCCTTTATCTTATAATCGGAATTTCCCCAAAATGCCCCTGCTCCCAGTCTTCCTCCTCATCCTCATCCTCTTCCTCACCCCCGCTCTCCCACTCGCTCCTCGGATACTGGCTGGGCTTGCCGTAATGAGCCTCGAAAACGGCGGGGCTTTCCCACTCCCCCTCTTTTATAAAACAATACACGGTCGCATCCAGCTCGTCGGGCGACGTGCCGGTGTCCTTCTTAAACTCGTCCTTAGAGGGGACCCGGATCTTCCCCTTCACCGTCTCGAATAAGGGACCCATCTGGGTAAGCTGGAGCCTTAAATCGTCATTGTTAATCAGCTTGATCCTCCCCTTCTTCTCGGGATCCAGCCAGTCCCTCAGCCGGCAGTAAAGCTCAGAGCGCCGGTTGTAGTAGACATCCTTCTCCGCTGCTGAGCCTCCCCCGAAGATGCGGCAGACGGGGATGCCATCCTCCTCTAAATCATCGGGGAGCTGCGAGCCCACGCCGACTGCATCTACGGCGACGACCATAGGGTGGTATTTCTTGAACCTCTCACGCACTACACCTTCGAAACCTTCTTTTCTGCCCAGCTTCATTGCGGGAAATATCTCTAGGGCAATTTGTCTAGCCTCACCCTTTTCCCATTCCAAGTCGAATACTGCAATTACGGCCTTGTCACGGCCGAGGCCGGCGGGATCTACGCCCATAATTATCATCTATGTAACTCCTACATTATAAAACTTAAATTTCAATTATGGATTATCTCTATCTTTTCGCCACAGAAGGGACAATACTGTATGCGGTCATCATCACCATCGAGATAAAAGAAAGCTCCCGGAACCACTCTATCAGCACTATTAGACCAACGCCCTTCCAATTCAATGCGTTGCCTACCTCTATTGCAACAAAATTCCTTTATCTGGAACTCATAGCCCACGAAATCCCCTTTCTTATATACCAGGATCGCATCCTTCCTGGTTGGCCTTTCCTCTAAGGAATAGAGACGATTGTCAAACCTATAAAGATCCTCCTCGTAATATGTCCTTCTCGCCACGACTTTCATGGTCGCCTCCTATTTTTTTGCACCCTACTAGCTATGATAAGAATCCTCTACCAGCCTCAATACCGCCTTTTTTACGGCCTTGTGAAATACTAATTTATTCCACTCTCCTACAACTTTGCCAGTAGCATTGCACCGAGAACATTCTTCATCATCAATGTATATTCCTATCATTTTGTTTCCATCACACTCAGGACATTCCTTCTCACCTATAAGCTTGAGAACTTCATATATCTTCTTGGCTAGATCTAGGTCTTCAGTCATCTCATCGCCTCTTCCACCCAAGAAAGCGGCACGAATGAAGTTTCCTTGCTCGACGGAAATTCCCCAAGGACTTTGCTTTGGTAAAATGGATGCCCCTCCCCGTGCCTCTTCCTCATCCCATCCACCCAGGCTTGCGTCACTAGATAGGGTCTTACCACCTTGCCCGCCTTCAGGTTCGGCGAGTCCAAACAGGATATGCTAATCTTGTGATAATCGCTCTTGGGCTGAAAAGCCCTGTAAAAATGCCCAGAGGGGGCTGCGGGGTTCCCTATTTCAAGCATGTGGGCGTTATCGGAGGCCATTAGGGAGTTTGCCGCCTCATAAAGATCCTCCGATACTCCAGGGGACTCATCGAGAATAATCAGGATGTTCTCGGAATGGTAGCCCTGGAAAGCGTCAAGATCCCACTCACGGGGGTGGATCCCCAAAGCGAACCAGTCCTCATCGTTAATCAGCTCTATCGTCAGGAGCCGGCCTCCAAAATTGACTCTCTTGCCCTCATACAACTTGCGCTTGTAGTAGAATTTCCTTATCTCCCGCCAGAGGATCTTGGAGACCTGCCTGAAGGTTGGAGCTGTGGTTATCACCTTTGAGGGAACCTGGGTATAGAGAAATGCCAAAGTCGCTAGGGCTGCCGAACAACTTTTTCCGATACTGTGGCCCGACCTTACCGCCGTATAGGTATGCTCAAACACCGATGAGATAATCTCCTCCTGCTTTTCCCAGAGTCCGTCCTTAATCTCTAGATAATCGTAAATCCAGCGGAGAGGATCCCGCTCGTAGGTATTTAAATACCAGTCCTCAACTTGTTTTTCTTCGGAATAAGTCGACAATGCTAAGCTCACCTGTTAATTCAACCTCCTGTTTTTCCTTAGGCTTCAGCCCCGCCCGGTCGAATAAGTCTTGGGCTACCTTCCTTTGGATCTCAATTAAAGCGGCATTATCCCCAGCATCCAGTTTGAGGATTTTGATGTAAGCATTAGTAGCCCCGTCTGTTATTGACATCAAACGAGCACTCACAGCCTCTCTATGTGCTTCAATCCGTTCTTTTAACTCTGCTAAAATCTTATCATTTCTAATCAGGCGAGAAGCATTACTGTAATCCGTGGGGTGCTTATTACTATAACCAGCCTCTCGATAAGCCTTAGCAAGACTCATTCCTTTCATAACATTATCGATAAATTTGCGCTGTCGGATATTTAGCTTCAAAAGCTCATCTCCTTAAACCCCCATCCCACTTGACTTTATGGCATTCCTGTGCTATAATGTATAATGGAGGTGATATATGCATAAAGAAAACGTCTTATTCTCCCTGTGCTTTACTGGAGAACCTTGCCGCTATCACGGTAGGTCTGTCCCCAGTCCTGTGAAAATTGCTCGGTGTTCTAAGAAATATAAGTTGATATTTGTCTGCCCTGAACAGCTAGGCGGTCTTTCTGTCCCTCGTCCTGCTGCTCCTCTACAAAATAAGCAGAATTCTACCCTTTATGACATTACAGGGCGAAATGTATCATCTCGTTTTATTCTGGGAGCTAGAAAAACTCTAAAAATAGCTCTCAAATATAACTGTCAAAAAGCATATCTTTGTAAAAATTCACCTTCCTGTGACAAGACAGGATTCGCAGGAGAACTCCTAAAAGCGAATGGGATCGAAGTCGTCAACCTTTAATTTCCTCTTCCCTGCCTTTAGCTGGTCGTCAAATTTCTTTACCTGTTTCCCACTTATGCGAAATCCGCTTCCCAGCCGCTTCTCCCAGTAACGAATCGCATCGGCCAAACCTGGAGAATGTTTCTGGAGCATATAAGCCTGCACCCCGCACTGGAATGGACAACACCAGCAAGCTGAGCGCACAAACCCCATCTCATACCCCCTCCATATAGGAATTTTCTCACTCTTTATTATTTTCCAGACATCCTCATCTGATAGAGCATACACAGGATGATATGCCTCAAAACTCTTCGTCTCCTTACTGTATTTCAGGCTCGGAAGCTTTGTATCTTTCCCTTTTTTGCTTCCTCTTATCACCTGTTTCGCACGGCTTCCGTCAACCA